CCGTGCAGTTGCCCGGGCCGCGCTCACAGAAAAAGAAGCAGAAGAAGATCGACTGTTTTGGGAAGCTTTTGACGACCTTAAAACTTTCTTATCCGAACGCACCAATTGTACTGTTCTCCAGCACAAAGAGTTGGAAGCAGATGACTTGGTGGCAGGATGGATCCAAGCACACCCTCAGGATCACCACACCATTGTAAGCAGTGACACTGATTTTCATCAGTTGCTGGCTGACAATGTCAATCAATACAATGGGATAGCAGATGAATTACATACGCTAGAGGGAATTCTTGACAAGAAGGGTAAGCCTGTTATTGATAAGAAAACTAAACTACCTAAAGTTATTCCTGACCCCGAATGGATCTTGTTCGAAAAATGTATGCGAGGAGATCCCACAGACAATGTGTTTAGTGCCTATCCCGGAGTTCGTAAAACTAAATTACAAGAAGCTTTCAGCGATTTGAAAAACAAAGGATTCGCTTGGAATAACCTAATGTTAACTAAATGGATTGACCATAATAAACAAGAGCACAAGGTATTAGACGATTATAATAGAAATCGTGTACTGGTCGATCTAACGGCACAACCCGACAACATTAAAGTTAAGATTGCAGAAACTATTGAACAAGGAAGTATAACACTTAATCGACCGATGGTGGGTGCTCAATTCTTAAAATTTTGTGGTAAGTATGATCTTATTAAGTTGAGCGATAATTCCTCTACTATTAGTGCAGTACTGTCAGCGAGTTACCCAGGATGAATATACGAATTCAAAAACTTGCCGAGCAAGCCACTGATGTTATCGATATCGTTAACCCAGATACAGGAATTACTCACACACGAGAATTTTTTGACAAAGAAAAGTTTGCTCGATTAATTGTAATCGAATGTGCTGGATTATTTCCCAATGTTTATGTGTCACTTGAAACTGAATGGGGACACACTCCTGTTATTGCAGAAGATTATATAAAAAATCATTTCGGAGTTGAATAATGAAGTTATACAAACACAGTAACGGTAAGACAAGCCTCTTCCCTGAGCGCATTCCTCAAGGGTGGGAAGTTATGTTGAAACCAGATACGTTTGAAGTTGTATGGCGTAGGATTAGGAGCAGATAAAGTATGAACAAAGAACTATTAAAGAAATTTCAATTAGAGGCAGGGGGTAGTCATTACCCCGGTGTCAATCCAGAAATGCAGTTGTCGTTTGCTCGGCAAATTGTTGAAGAATGTATCGATGCTGTTCGCAATACAGATACCAGGCATGCGTACACTACTTTTGACAAAGGTCTGATTGACGCTACTATTCAACACTCTATCAAATCAATTAAAGAAAGATTTGATCACAATGTCATTTAAAATTCGTCAGAGCCGATTTCGCACACTACGATCAAAAGATCCTAACTTTAATTTAACAGATGGATTGTTGATTACCCCACGAGCAGGATTTGAGATCAGCCAAGGTTGTCCAAAAGAATACAAGATGATTATCAGTGAATGTATTAATAACGGTTGGATTAAACCTGTAGCAAATGTTTATGATCACGAATTAACTTTTGACTTATTAAAGGATGTATCTGTATGAAACTTATTGATGTAATAGTTGCCGCAGAAGGACGAGTCAGTGGCGGCAGCGAATATTGCTGGAACTGCTGGGGTTACAATGCAAGGTTCATGGAATTTGCTGACGTTGATGGACAGGAATTTTGTACTGTGGTATTTGACTGCAAGACCTATGATGTCTATGACATTCAAATTTTTGTACCAGGCTACGATCAATGTTTTATTTGGTGGAATCCTGAGTTTAAAGAGACACACCATAATGAATCAAAAGTTCGCAACATTGACCCACTGAGAGCCTACGATAATATCTTTTTTACTGAAGTAGATGAACAAACTATAATGGAATATCTTAAAGATGTGGCAGCTACTTACTATGATAATTTGCCTGTACCGGAGATGCAATGAGCTCATTTCGAAATTGGCTAACTAATCTTTACTTTGAAAATAAGGAAGAACGTTTCTATTGGGGCAACAAGACTCTTTCTCTGGAAGAATATTTTAATCAATATAAATGGTGGTTGCGACGAGAATACAGATTCCAACAAAGGAATAAAAAATGATTGGCACTCTTCTTTTTATACTTGTTTTGTTTCAGATTAAACATTGGTACATTGATTTTGTAAATCAAAACGATGAAGAAGTAAAACACAAAAGCATTTATCTTGACTGGCTAGGACTAAAGCACAGTCTCAAACATGGCCTTGGAACTGTTGCTTGTCTTTGGACTGTGACTGGATGGGCCAATATCGAGTTTGCTTTTTTTATCGGTGTATTAGATTTTATTTTACACTACCACATCGACTGGGCTAAAATGAATTACGGTAATAGAGATATTACCACACCCCAATTTTGGAATCACTTGGGTATGGATCAAATGGCACATCAGCTTTGCTATATCTTATTTGCAGGACTTACAGTATTATGAATGAACTAATTGCCAAACCTATTTTAAAAAACAAATATTGGATCGTAGAACAACAAGGATCTAAGGTAGCCACTATCCAAGCCATCGACGACGGTGGCTTTGTTTACGTGCAGGAAAACAAAAGAGAAAAATTTTCTACTATTAAATTACTCAGTAAAGCTTATAACTTAGTATTTGATCAAGGTGTAAAAAAAGAAAAAGCACTTCAAGAACACCATAATGTATATGGTTACCCTGTGACCAATAAACCATGGAATATACTGTGGGACGTTAAACATCAATTTCCGGTGTATACTAAAACCAGTAAAAGCAAAAGCTTTTATTGTGCAGGGTATTATATCATCAAATTCAACAATGGGTGGGTTAAGAGTTATTGCCCAAAATTTATTACTCTAAACAGATACCTATTCCAAGGTCCGTTTAAGACTAAAGAAGAAATGAACGAAGCGCAAAAGGCTGCAAAATGAACGAGTTAAACCTAAGTCTTCATTTAAAGAATTACAATGATAAAGTCAAAGTTATGAACCAAACGGGCGGAAAACAACTTACATTAAGTGCCAACGAAGCTCGCAGTTTACATGCTGATATTTTCGATTTACTTAACCACTGTGCTGAACTAAGTAAAAAATTAGAAATTCGAAATAATGCTAATGACACTGTCATTAGCATCTCCGTTGACGGCGGGGGGTTTAAATAAACCCAGTATATTTAGACTAAATATAATAGAGTCAATTAACTATGAGTAGACCTAAACCAAATGTGCTGGTTGAGCACGTAAACAAAATCAATTACAAATCTGATCAAATTCTGAGCAGTGAGGGCATTTGGGCGGTTTTTTACGACAATAACCCAATCAATCTTAAAAGTAGTAATATGCTGGTCAGCTATCCTGGACCAAAATATAAAAAGACAAGTTTTAGCAATCCGGGTCATGCTATCAATCTTGCTAAAAAATTAAACAGTTTATTTAAAACTGATTTGTTTACAGTTGTTCTTTTAAAAAGCGGCGATAGAATTTATCCCTAACAACAGTGGAAAAGAATAAATCTTCTACATTTTGTGTAATGCCACATATTAGCTTGGCTATGCAAAACGATGGTGATGTATGTGTATGCAATATTAATACTGCAAGTTTTAAACATAATAAAACTCACGAAACTATTTACATTCATAAAGAAGGCCTGCAATCTGCATGGAATAGTTATACAAGAAAAATAATTTCAACTGCATTAGATAAAGGTATACGATTGCCAAGTTGTCAAGCGTGTTGGGATCATGAGGATGCCGGAGCCGTATCTGCCAGACAACGACATAATGAAGCATTTAAAGACGTTGTTCCAAACAAAGATCAACCTCGTATATTAATCATTAAACCGGGAAATATTTGCAATTTAGGTTGTAGAATGTGCAACCCTGCAACTAGTACAAGTCTATATAATGATTTTTATAAATTAGAAACTGAACAAAAATCTTTTGAAGGATCATTCAAAGAATACACAAATAATTTTGAAATAATAAGAGAAAGTTTTTCAAAAAATAATAACGGGATTTGGGATACACTGAACCATTGGGCGCATGATTTACATTTTATAGATATTTACGGTGGAGAACCTATGCTGTCCCCAGAAATATGGAATACACTTAAACATGCAGTGGACCAAAATGTTTCGCAGTCAATATCTATTCAGTATCACACAAATTGTACCATATGGAATGATAGATATATTGATTTATTGCAACACTTTAAATCAGTTAACATAGGCCTTAGCATCGACAGCAACGATCCCACGCAATTAGAATATATCAGACATAAATCAAATTACCAAGAAGTTATTAGTATTTTAAAAAAATATGTAGACTTAAAAAATAAATTTAATAACATCAATCCATTTATTACTGTAACTGTTTCAATTTACAACATATATTATTTAGATAAGATTATAGACGGATTAAAAACATTTGGACTTCCGGTAAAATTGAATTTTGTGCATAGCCCTTCTCATTATGATATTAGACATTTACCAGTACCTATAAAAAAACATTTAATTGAAAAATTTTCAAACGAAAATAAATTAAATAACGTTATAAGTTTATTAGAACAAACAATACCAGGATGTGACATTGAATGGCCTAAATGGCGAAGAGAAGTGCATATGCTAGATAAGATACGCAATCAAAGCTTTCAAGAGACTTTCCCGGACTGGTACTCAATTATTAAACAATTCCCCAATTGACGTGAATGCCGGTTCAAAGCGTTTTAATCAAACTCAGCTTACAAAAATTTTTTCGGACATGTCTGGAGTTCATTCCAGCAAGCTAGTATATCAAATTTGGAACAATCCCAAAGATAACAACAGTCTGAGGCTTAGTCTGGCTGGTTATAAGTTTCTTGTTCAAGACTTAAAATTAAAATCTTATAAATTTGAATTTGATAAACCGCTGGCTAATAAACATCTATTACAATTAGAACGTCTATTTCAAGGCATGTATTACCTAATAGGTGCTCATAGGATAGTTGTATTTGATGAACAAGAAGCTGCCATGCTAAGTCTCATGGACGGCGACCTTAAAAAATATCTAAGTAATCTAGAAAGTAATACTTAATTACTAGTGCATTTGTTGTAAAAATACAACAATATTTTGGTTGCTCGAAATTCCCAATTTTGCTATACTATTGGAATAGTAAACAAAACGGAGTTCAAATTGAATCAACTGACCCAAATCCAACAAGTTAATCAAGCAATTATGTTTGGCGATTTCACCGACGCAGAACTCACCAGCATCCTGAATGCTGTTCAATTTGCTCGTGGGCAACTTCGCAAAGATAAAATCCGTTCTATTAAGTTGGGCGATTCTGTGAAATTCACTAGCACTAAACGTGGTATGACTATTACAGGAACGGTTGACAAAATTGCCATTAAATTTGTAACAGTTCGTAGTAATCAAGGGCTGTGGAAAGTACCCGCTAACATGCTGGAAGTTGTGTAAAAACAACAGATTTTTGGTTGTCCAAAAATCCCATTTTTGCTATAATAATGGTATAGTAAGTAACAAAGGGCACTAAATGCAAATCGCAACAGCAATCAAACACATCGAAAAAGAGTCAAAATTCCTGGGTATGGGTTTCTTGGAAACAATGAAATTTATCCAAAAGAATCCTCTTGCTCAGCCCCAAAAAACCATCGATGCATACCGTGTCATTGTAGAAAAAAGTGCCGTAATGTTTAGCCCAGTCTAAACGGTTGTCCAAAATTCGGAATTTTGCTATAATATTGGTATTGTAAACAAAACGGAGTTCAACATGGCATACATGAGTCAAGAGCATAAAGCAAAACTGGCGCCTACTATCAAAGCCATTTGCAAAAAGTACGGTGTCAAAGCCACTCTTTCTGTTCGTAGTCATAGCTCGCTGGTGCTGACTGTTAAGCAAGGTGACATCGACTTTGGTGGCGATTATATCCAAGTTAATCCGTATTGGTATCATGAGCACTTCACTGGTCGCGCCAAAGAGTTCCTGTCTGAGGTAATTCCAGCTATGTATGGTCCTGACTATTTCGACGAGTCCGATGCCCAGACTGATTACTTTCATTGCAGTCACTACATCGACGTCAACATTGGTCGGTGGGATCAACCTTATGCTTTTGTAAAATAACAACAGACAATAATTCAGTTTTTAGGTATAATATAATTTTACACACAAAGGAGTTTTTAAATGGGTAAAGAGACTGTAACTGAAAGCCGCACTGTTACCAGCGATGGTGCTCGTCGTGCTATTCTTAAATGTTTCAAGAAAAAGCGTCCAGCTTTTCTTTGGGGCCCCCCGGGCATTGGCAAGTCTGAAGTAATCGAAGGCATTTCTCAAGACTTGGGTGGTGCGTACATCGACCTGCGTCTTGCACAAATGGAACCCACTGACCTGCGTGGCATCCCTTACTTCAACAAAGAGCTGGGCAAAATGGATTGGGCACCGCCTATCGATTTGCCTGACGAAGAATTTGCTAGTCAGTATCCCTATGTTGTTCTGTTCATGGATGAGATGAACAGTGCCGCACCTAGCATTCAGGCAGCTGCCTATCAGCTGATTCTCAATCGCCGAATCGGTAAGTATGTTCTGCCCGACAATGTTGTCATGGTAGCCGCAGGCAATCGCGAAAGCGACAAAGGTGTTACCTATCGTATGCCTGCCCCATTGGCAAATCGTTTCTTGCACTTTGAAATGCGAGTCGACCATGCCAGCTGGGAGACTTGGGCTGTGAATAACAAAATTCACAAGGATGTGGTTGGTTACGTTGGTTTTGCTAAACAAGATCTCTACGACTTCGATCCGCGTTCTAGTTCGCGTTCGTTTGCTACACCGCGTAGCTGGACATTCGTCAGTGAAATTCTTGAAGATGAGGATACGTCAGATTCTGACCTCACTGATTTGGTCGCAGGTGCTGTAGGCGAGGGTGTTGCAGTTAAGTTTATGGCACACCGCAAAGTTGCAGGCCAACTGCCTAAACCTGCTGACATTTTGGCAGGTAAAGTAACTGAGCTCAAGGTCAAAGAAATTAGTGCTATGTACTCGCTGACTATTGCTATGTGCTACGAATTGCAAGACTCCGCAAAAAAGGATGGCGGCAAGCCCAGCGCAGAATGGCACAATATGAGCGACCATTTCTTTAAGTTCATGATGGATAATTTTACCACTGAACTGACTGTTATGGGTGCCCGTGTTGCACTGACTACCTACAACCTGCCGTTCGTGCCTGGCAAGCTCAAGCACTTCGACGAGTTCCACAAGCGTTTTGGTAAGTACATCGTGGCAGCTAGCCAGAAATAAGTTTAGGGGCAAGGTTTCCAACTCCTTTGGCCTGTAAGTCCCCAATTTATTATGAAATTTAAGATTGAAAAATTAGATGGCAGACATAAAGGTAACCTTTTCTTTACTCATCGAGCTATAGTCTTAGGATTAACCGCAGATAGATTTATCGACTTTTTAACTGTCAGAGAGTGGTGCTGGGATACTTGGGGACCTAGCTGTGAACGCGAAATTTATCTAAACCCCCATTATAATAAAGTTAAAAATAATCCCTGGGCGTGGCACTATAATGGTGATTATAGTGAGTGTTACATTTACCTAATAGGGTCTAAAGAATTAGAACTGTTTACTTTAAAATGGTTATAAAATTGTTTTTGACAATAAATCCAATTTCAAATATAATATACGAATAAACAAGGAGTACTAAATGGCTACTACATCAAGCGAAAAGAAAACAGAACATAAACTTGCAGGGCGTCTGACGGAGAATACAGATCCCCGATTGGATGCCACAGTGCGTGAAAAACTGGTCACTGCACGTATTGGTCTTCTTCTTCGTGCGCCATTTTTTGGCAACCTTGCTACTCGTCTTAAATTGGTTAATGCTGATAGCTGGCTGGGCACTGCGGCCACAGACGGTCGTAGTTTTTATTACAACACCGAATTTGTAAACAAACTCAAACCCAAAGAAGTTGAGTTCTTGTTTGGCCACGAAGTCTTGCATAATGTATACGACCATATCGGTCGCACAGGCGACTTCCGTGACCGTCGTCTGTTTAACTGTGCCGCAGACTTCTGCGTGAACAGTGACCTTATTGAACAAAAAATTGGCGACAAGATTACTCCTTGTTTGTACGACCCAAAGTACAAAGGGTGGAGTGCTGAGGAAGTATATGACGACCTCTACGAAAAAGCAGAAAAAATCGACATCAGTGACCTTCTTCAGCAAGTGTTGGACGAGCACATGGACGGAGAAGGTTCCAGTGAAGATGGTGATCAAGATGGCAAAGGCAAAGGCCGCCCTCGTTTGAGCGATGAAGAAAAACGTCAGATCAAAGACGAAATTCGTGAAGCACTGTTGCAGGCTGCTCAGGCAGTAGGCGCAGGTAATTTGCCTGCAGGTGTTAAACGACTAATCAAAGATTTGACTAAACCCGTTGTGAACTGGCGTGAACTGTTGCAACAACAAATTCAAAGCACCGTAAAAGATGACTTTAGCTGGATGCGTCCTAACCGTCGTGGCTGGCACATGGATGCAGTTATGCCAGGCATGAAGCCAGGCACCCAAATTGATGTCTGTGTTGCTATCGACACTTCAGGTTCTATCAGCGAAAAAGATCTTAAAGACTTCTTGAGCGAAGTTAAAGGTATCATGGAGTCCTACGACGAGTATAAGATTCGTGTTATTACATGGGATACAGAAGTTTATAACCCCGAAGAATATACTAGCGACAACATGGCGGATATCACTAGCTATGAGCCCGGTGGTGGTGGCGGTACTGATCCTCATTGCGTATGGGAATGGTTGAAAGAAAACAACATTGAACCTAAGAAACTGATTATGTTCACTGACTTCTGTTTCTTTGGATGGAACCCAAAAGCAGTCGAAGACTATTGCGACACTGTTTGGGTTATCAAAGGTAACCCTGATGCAGAACCCGAGTTTGGTGTTTGGGCGCACTATGAAGAGGCAAAAAAACATGCTCATGCATAAAAATATTACCACCATTGACAAAGATATTGTCAATGATATTTTGGATACCATGGCAAATGATGTATCAAAAGAAATTGATTTTGATTGTCTAGTAGAATGTCTGTCTAGTTGCGGATGGGCTATGGTAGATCTTCCGCCATTTGATAGTCGATATAAAGTTAACGATATTGTAGATTGGGCATATCATCACTGCGGCGGCGAATTTGAAAATTTTGGTGTACGTTTTATTTTTGAAGATAAAAAGGATGCTACGCTATTTGCGTTAAAATGGTTATAACATCTTACTAAGACTTAAATATTGTTAGTGTATCGAAGGTATATATGAGTCACGAACAAGACAAGCTTAAGAACAGTAAACGTAGGTTTGAAGATGACAATGCTGTAAAAAAACAGACTAGGATTGCTAAAGAGCATGGTGCTCCAGTTACAGAGCCACACCGATTGCATAAAAAACATGCTATGGATTGTGGTAACTCAGAATGTTATCTTTGCGGCAATCCTCGAAAAATACATAAAGATAAATTAACAATACAAGAAAAAAGATTTTATCAGGACACAGACAAAGTCACCGATAGGCATAGTAACGGAATTTCCCCAAATGAAACGAATGAAAATTGATCTTCGAGATGCAATGGACGAAGATGAGTTTTACAGTAAAAATCATCGAGAAACAGACGACGACTTTTATAAGAAGTCAAATAAAAATCTGAACAACAAGAAATCGAATAAAAATCGTCATTCTCAATATCGAGACGAAGACGACAAAGAGTTTCTATAAAATATATTAGTGAATAAACTATGAGCAAAAGAGTTGGACCTATTACCCTAGACAGTGACGCCGCGGATCGTATCACTTTGTTAAACTTAAAAGAGTATCGCGGCTTTCTTAGAAAAGAACTTAGAGATTGGAGGAAAAATCCTTTGACAGATGATAATCCCATGGGACATTGGTTGCACCCCGAAGATGTCGCACTCAACATCCGTGTAATTGACGCACTAACTACAGTTATTAAGCAATTCGAATGAAGAAGATTTTCTACGAAAAAGTCGGCCGCAGGTATGTTCCTGTCAATGAATACGACAACGAACTCTTAGACAGTTTCCCTAAAGGTAATCATATTGTTATGTGCTACCCAGGTGGTCAGAGTCG